AGTATCATACCAAATTGGTATTCAGAAATGCAATAAGTGATATATACAACGGTGCTCGTCGCGACTTGTATTTTAATCCAGACGTGTCTGACTATGTGCCCGCGCTTCAGTATAGCGCGATTATGGACGAGCGGACACGACGTACGCATCAAGAGATGGACGGAAGAATATATCTCAAGTCCGATCCGATTTGGCAAGAATGGTTTCCCCCGAATGGCCACAACTGCAGATGTACCGTAATCCCAGTAACGGCAAACTTGAATTATGTGGTTTCTCCGCCGGTGCCGGCGGGGGTGAAACCAGACGCAGGATTTAGCAAGGGGACGTTGGTATGAGTACTGACAGACAAACAATATCGAAATATGTTCCACAAGACCGCTTCGGTCAGTGGTGTACTCACAACCGACCGCGATGGCGAAGGGGATGTTTATATGATTAAAGTGTTGCTATTTGTTGGAAATCCTAATTTTTACCAACTTAAAAAACAAGGGGATGTTTATACCAAAATAAAGAAACGCGTTTTGAAAACAAGCGACCTTCCTCTGGAATTAATTGAGGGGGATACTATTGAATGTGAACCTGGCGAAATGGTTTTGGTTGAAACTGATTCGGGGAAATTTCTTGTATTACCAGATAGCATTCTAACAATCAGTGGCGGAAACGATTATTTGTATTATCGGCAAGGCGAATTAATTAAGAAACTTTTCACTGTTTAACCACGTACTAAGGAGGGATAGAGGGGATGGAGACAAGTTATTTAAAGACAAAAAATTTTCTATCATACATGAAATTTGAGAACGTGCCGAGTCTTTTGGAGCCGTCGGGAGATTATGTCATAGTCACCTGGATGTATGATGAAAAAGGAAATCGTGTTACTGATATGAAGGAGGCTGTTTCAGGAGTGCAAAAACATTTTCGTTGGGATGGAACGTGTATTCGCACCTGCGATATGTTTTTGCAATTTAATCAATGTCCTATATAGATAAGAAATGTCCCATTTGTGGATACGCGTATCGTGGCTGGCATAATACGGTTTGCTGCTCTCGTCCCGCATGTAGGCGGTTATGGCGAAAACAAAACTGGCATTTGCAGTCACCACCGCGAGTAAAACATTGTCGGAAATGCGGTACGATAATTCCCAAAGGGAAACATCTATGTGCGAACTGCAAAAAACCGACTTTTTACATCTGCACTCTTTGCATGAAAAAATTTGAAAAGCGAGCTGAGGGGCAACTTTTTTGTAAAGCCTGTTGGGAAAAAATAGCTACTAAAAAAGAAATTAATAAACGCCTATCTGACCTTCGGAAGTACGAGCTGTTGATAAACAATTATGAAAAGATGATGGAAGCTGAGTGCAAGATGAATACGGAATTAAGGGAAGAAAACGTAAACTTAAAAAAAGCATTGGAGGCAGTAAATGAGAAATTTAACGCAACAACTTCCACAAGAATTGATAGCCTCTATTCGAAAAAGCACGCAATGCAAAAATCCGATAATCTTAGAAATCGCGGGTGATATGGAAAACATATTTTCTTTTTGGCTCAACTTGCAAGGGCGAAATACAAACTGGAGTTATGCTGCCCTTGATGAGGAAACAGCACGAAAATTCAATATCTCGGCACGCACTGTAAGGAGAATCAGGAAAAAGATGTCCAATGTTGTCCGATTAACAACTTGACAAAATTGGTTTTTTAGAGTATTCTATTGAATTACGAAGCTCGTAATTCGTATGTCATGGAAGTGATATATAATATATGCCGTATGACAAAATAGAGGATGTTCCGCCACAATTTCGCTCATTAGCGTCCCAACCCGGCGGAAAAGATAAAATAGACTTAACATTAGAGCAAGCGAATGAGATTGCTCGGATGTTTGACGGATTAAAAGGTACAGAAGGAATAGACAGCCCGGCGGCGATAGCTATAACAAATTTCCGAAGGATGTATAAAGTTGAAAATGGGAAATGGGTGAAGCGAAGCGAAAATGAAAAAATGGCGGAGTTTGACGAAATAAATGTTGCAAAAGAGATGACCAGTGTTGCAACAAAAGAGATGACCGATGTAACTGAAAATGTTGTAACCGAAAAAATGGCTGAGGTATTTGAAATTAAAAACCTCCCATTTTTCAAAACAGGAACTTACAATGGAAAAACTTATTCTGAAAGCGACCTGGATCGAATAGTAACGAATTTTTACTCATTGCGCGAAATAGTAAAGCCAGTATTGAAATTGGGCCATGGGGCTCAGGGCTTTCTCAGGCGTGAAGGGTTGCCGGCGATAGGATGGGTAGAAGGCCTCAAAAAAAAGGGGCAAGTACTATACGTTGATATTAAGAACATTCCAAAGAGGATTTATGAGTTGCTAAAAAGCAAGGCCTACTGGAGACCGTCAGCAGAGATCTATGAGGATTATCAGACGGAACTCTACGAGGATTTTCGGGATGAAAAAGGGCAAAAATATGGATTGACTCTGAGCGCGATTGCCCTTTTGGGTGCTGATATACCAGCGGTAAAATCATTGCCGGACATCGAAGCACTGTTCAATAGCGAGGCTTTTACTTCAATAATTGCTTGCTATAATGAAAATTGCGATCGAAATAAAGGGGGTTTGATTATGGCTACTGAACAAACACAAACAGCAGTGCAGCAAACTGAACAAACACAAACAGCAGAGCAGCAAATTGCAGCATTGCAAGCTGAATTGAAGGCAAAGGCGGACTTAGTAGCAAAATTAGAGGCGGATGCCGCAAAAGCAAAAGAGCATCAGCGAGTTGAGGACATCAAATCAACGATTGCTAAGTATAAAGAAAGTGGTAAAGTGCTCCCGGTTCAAGAGGTGGCATTGTCAACTTTGTTGCATTCCTTTGATGACACAAAGGTTTTTAAATATAGCGACAATGGAACTTCGCAAGACTTAAAACAATCAGAATTGCTTTTCAAGGTACTCGATGCATTGCCGGATATCGTGCAATTTGCAGAACTTTCTCAACAACGAGGAAAGCAAGATACGAAGGGAAAAGAGGCACAATACCGCGATTTATTCATGAGTGAAAGTGACGGAACTCTTGCCCTCGATGGTATTGATGTTGCTGAACTTGCCGATAAGATTATGGCAGAGCGCAAGATTAGTTATACCGAAGCCCTCGTAGTAGCTTCGGAACAGTTGGAAAAATGACTTTCGTAATTAGTACGTCGTAATTCGAAAGTACCTGCGATGTAGTCTGTTAACTTATTCAGATGATGTATCGCTTATACGGAAAGGAGGGGTTGAAAAATGGCAGGTCCCATGTCGGTTCTCGACGTAACATATAAAGCAGGCGAAGATCTCTCAAGTTCACAATATCGTGTCGTAGTAACTGGCACAAGTGATTATGAATGCAAATTGCCAGGGGGTGCAGGTGTCGGTAAAATTCTCGGAGTTCTCCAGAATTACCCCGCGTCTGGCTCTGCGGCGCGCGTGCGTAAATTGGGGATTTCAAAAGTCGTTGCCGCGGCAACGATTGTTTATGGTGCCGAGCTGGAGGTAGATGCAACTGGTGATGTCAAGACATATACAATTAACAGTAAGAATGGTAGAGTAGGAACAGCAGAGGAAGCGGCGGTTGATGATGACATCTTTACAGCGTTTATATGTCCGTTGGATATCAGTCAATTATTGAGTTAAACGAATCTTTTTGTCCGTTCCGACATACAACAAGGTAGATTTTGTAAGTACGTTACAAATCAATAGGGGTGAGTGGGTAGGTGAGTAAGTGGGTAGGTGGGTAAGTGAGTAGGTGGGTAGGTGGGTAAGTGGGTAGGTGAGTAGGTGAGTAGGTGAGTAGGTGGGTAGGTGAGTAAGTGAGTAGGTGAGTAAGTGAGTAGGTGGGTAGGTGGGTAAGTGGGTAGGTGGGTAGGTGAGTAAGTGGGTAGGTGGGTAAGTGAGTAGGTGGGTAGGTGGGTAGGTGAGTAAGTGGGTAGGTGAGTAGGTGAGTAAGTGGGTAGGTGGGTAGGTGAGTAAGTGGGTAGGTGAGTAAGTGGGAATAAAGAAACCCACTCACCCACTCACTCACTCACTCACTCACTCACCCACTCATTCACCCACTCACCCACTCACTCACCCACTCATTCACCCACCCACTCACCCACCCACCCACTCACTCACTCACCCACTAACCCACTAAGAAAGGAGGAATCACGAATGATTTCATGGCAAGGTCAGATGGGAATAGGAAAAGAAACAGTTTACGGAACAGCGGTTGCGCCGACAAGATATATTGAATGCCAGAGAGGGAATGCTGAAATAACCGCGGCAAGAGTTGTATCTGAGGAAGCGCGAGGAACACGCTGGCAATATCGGGACATACAGACGGGATTGGATTACTCGTTCAACTGGGAGATGTGGGCGCATCCTGAAAATATTGGTGAAATTCTCGAAGCGGCGCTCGGGGCTCTTTCGAGTGTTACTCTGGTAGATACAGAAAAAAGACATACCATCGTGCCGGCGAGTTCGCTACCTTCTTTGTCAATATCGGTCGACCGCGCAGTGGGGGCGTCACCGACTTTCAGACTCGCGGGTGCGAAAATTGATACTCTCACGTTTGAAAATACCGCACGCGATGTTCTACGGTTGACGGTTGATGGGGCGGCGCAGAAACATGCTCTTGTAGCAGCTCTTGCTCCAGTCGATGCGGATTATGCCGATTTGAGCATTCATCCGTTCATTTTCAAAAATTTAGCTTTTACAAAAGGCTACAATGGGGTTGCGCCGTCAGCGGATACTACAATAGAACGATTTATGGTAAGCATCGTCAATAATTTGGTTCGCGATAAAGTAACCGCGGAAGGTACGGATTACATCGCCGCGCTACCTGAAGGGATATTGGTTGTTACCGGGGCGTTCGACCGAGAGTTCGAGGATGTCAACGATTTCAATGCCTTCGTTGCCGACCAACAACTTGATATCGTAGCTACGTGGACGGGGAGTTCTATGGGTACAAATCCATATTGTCTCCAATTGGATATTCCAAATGCACGAATCACAACGCTGCCGCTCCCTGAGATTGCGGGTACAAGTGATAGGGGAGTGTATACAATAGAATTTCATGCTTTGTATTATGCCACCGACGAGAGAGTGTTGGCGGCGCTTTTGGACAATAAGGAAACATATAGTTAATATGGCAATTATGCAATATAGCGAATTTCCTGAGTTTGTTCAGCTTCTAAACGCAGCACGCGACAGACTGTTGTATCTGGATAATAAGAATTTCATTATCTGGCAACTGGCAAAGATGGCATGTAATCTTGAGGGCGATTTTGCGGAGGTAGGAGTATACAAAGGTGGAACAGCATTTATAGCTTTGAATGCAATACAAGCATGCCATTCGCCTCAAAAAATATTTCTTTTCGATACCTTTTGCGGTATTCCATACACTGACGCCAGAGACCTGCATCGCCAGGGGGATTTTAGTAATACCTCTCTTGCAGATGTGAATAACTTTTTGAGTAGCCATTTTAAGAAAGAGCAGTTTTTCTTAATTGAGGGGATATTTCCAGGGACGGCAATATCAATGAGGCATAAACTAAATAAGTTTGCGTATGTTCATATTGATGTAGACGTTTATCAATCATCATGGGATTGTCTTACTTTCTTTTATCCGTTAATCTCTCCTGGTGGAATTTTGTTGTTAGATGATTATGGCACAAAAAGTTGCCCAGGAGCGAAGGAAGCTACTGATGATTTCATCCGACAAGAAAAGAAGCAACTGCTTTATCTTGAAGAGACAAGGCAGGCTATAATCTTTAAATAAGGAGGCTTTCTTATGCCTTTAAAAATAGTAGATATCGCGGTAGAATGGTATCCCATTCACTTTGACGCCATAACACAAACACCATGGCCGGTAGATGATAACGAAGAACCTATCGAGCCTACCGAAACCATGGAGACCGCCTACTTTGGACTCAAAAGAATTACCACTCGTGAATTTCGTGATATCACAAATAGAATGTACAAAATCAGTCGGAAGGGGGGCTCGTCTTTTGAGTATGGAACAGCGGCATATCAAAAGATACTTGCTGCATGCAAGAAATGCCGCAATGTCGGCGATGGCGCTGACCCCGAAAAAGAAATACCATTTACTGAGAAACTTCTTGATGAACTTCCGCAATGGGTATCCGATCGATTGCTTGATGAGATAAATAAAATGAATAGTCTCACGCCTGAAACCGAAGAGGACTGAGAAAAGGGGTGCTGGAGCTTCTGCATGGGAAAATTATTGTTCCTGGCGAAGAAGATGACGAGGATACTCCACCATCCCTTATCACGCAATACCTATCCCTCTATTTCAGATGCCGCCGCTTCAAAGATATGCAGTTACCATCCGCAGGCGGTATCCTCGACCAGGAGGAAATCACCATGCAAATCTTTGAAATCATTCACGGTCTGGTAACCGAATATGAGCGCGAACAACAAGAGGACACGATGAACAAGATGCAACAACAATCAAGAATCGCAAATGCAAAACAAGTGGGAAAAAGAGGATTCAGAAAATGAAAATTTTGAAAGAACTACACAACACAAACGTGGCTGAAGTTCTTGTAAATGTGCCCGATGTCAAAATAACGGGTAATGGTGATATGTTTCAGTTATTGTGCAAGGCATCATCGAAAGAACAAGGATGGATGAAGTCTTGTAAAGCGATGGAAATAGAGAATATCGGCTGTGTGGTCCAGGTCACTACACAGCAAGGAGAACAGGTCGCGGAAGCTCTTACATTTGTGCCTGGTGTCCGCATTACAAGTGACATCAACAATGGCCGCAAATTAGTCTCCAGTTAGAGACCTTTTGAGGCCACGAAAAGTCAAATGAACAAAGAAGTTACCATCTTAATGAAATTAACCGATAGGGCTTCCGCTGGCTTCGGGAAAATTTCTAAGGCGTTTAGCGATTCTGTCCGTAATCTGCAAACTTCCGTTGCCGGAGCCAAAAAGGCAATCTCTGATTATGTCAAGGGAATGCAGGAAGGCTCGAAAAAGGCACGGGAGTTTGCCGATGGATTGAAAACTATTGCGGTTGCCTCTGGCATTGTTGCAGGAGCGGTGCTGTTGGTAGCAAAATCATCGCTCGGTGCTGCGATTGAGATGGAATCTCTCAAACTAGGATTGGCCTCGGTTGCTGGAAGTGCGCAAGCAGCAGAAGCGCAAATGAAAGAGTTGCATGAAATTGCTAAGTTGCCAGGATTGGGACTCCAGGAAGCTATTCAAGGGTCAACGCGGTTGCAAGCGGTTGGCATCAATGCGCAATTAGCAAATAAAGCATTGATGGAATTTGGGAACGCACTGGCACGCGTTGGCAAGGGACGTGAGGAACTTTCGGGGGTTATTCTTGCTCTGACGCAAATTGTCGGCAAGGGAAAGGTTACCGCGGAGGAAATCAACCAGATTGCCGAACGGGTCCCAGAAGTGAGAAAGGTGATGATGGAAGCATTCGGGACCGCTTCGACTGAGGCAATTCAGAAAATGAATATTTCTGCGGAGTCCTTCATTGAAACATTGGTGTCGGGTTTTGAGAAATTGCCAAGGGTTGTTGGTGGGACGCGAAACGAGATAGAGAATTTCAATGACGCAGTTTTCAACGCAAAGGTCGCGGTTGGGCAAGCATTATTGCCGGTGTTTACGCAAGTTTTGGGCGTTTTGACGAAATTGGTAGGTTGGTTCAATCAATTGTCTGATACTCAGAAGGCAATGATAACCTGGGCAGGTGCTATTATTGGGGGGTTGGCGGCACTCACCGCGGGGCTGGCTGGTGTAGTATTGTTAATCCCCAAGGTTGTCAGTGGGCTTGCGGCATTAAAAACCGCATATCTGTTTTTGCAAAGCACTCAAACGCTCGGACTTACCGCGGCGCTTGGCGGCGCAACTATCGCGGCGGCGGGTTTATACATAGGACTAAAAAAGATTTCTGAGTGGTATGAAAAAAATGCGATTGAAAAGGGAGCCGTAAGACTTGCAGAAGGACTAAAACCAATGACAGCACAAGAGGAATATGAGGAACTCGGAAAAACGTTAGACCGCCAACGGCAAAAATTAGAAAATCTCAGAAAAGTACAAGCGGAACTTGCAAGAACGACCCCAACGACAACGATGGAGGCTCTCAGACCAGCAGCGATTGAAGCGGAAATGCAAAGAATTGAAGCGGGGATGAAGCAACTGGAGGCACGGCGGACTAAAATAGCGCCAATTGATAAACAAAGTTTAACTCAATTTGCCCAGGAAGTTACTAAATTAGCTGATGATATTAGAAAAGCCGAGGCGCAAACTGCCGAAATCCGCGCCGGTCTGATAACCGATGAACAACAACGAGAATTAGAAATGCTCAGGGTTCGACATGAGGCGAATATCAAGGAGATAGACGCGCGCATGATTGAATTGAAAGGTGCGACTACTGAGGAAGTTCAGTTAATGCAAGCATTGAATGACAAAAAATTAGCATTGGAGCAACAATACCATCACGAGCAACAGCAAGTCATTGATGAATATACCAAAAAGAATAATGACGCTCTTGAAAAAGAAGCAGATGAAAGCCAGAAAAGGTTGAATGAATGGGTAAAAGATAGGGTCCAGGCGGGGGTACTGGCCACAAATGCTGAGATGAAAGAACTTGAAAACCGCAGGAAAGCGGAACAGGCAGAACTCAAAAAAATGTTGATACCCTACTTAGCGCACGAAGAACAAATAACGGCATCACAAGAACGCATAGCGAAAGCGGCAATGAAAGACATTGATGATGAAATACAAGCTGTTAAGGAATTAAACAAAATAAAAATTGGCTTGACGGAGACTTATTTCAAAATCAGAATGGCACAAATTAAACAGGAGGCGGAAGCAAGCGAGAGACTGAGGAAAATTGAATCGGATGCGTATGAAACTCGGTGGCGTGATTTTTCTATTTTTAATAAAAAAATTATTGAGGAACAAGATAAACAAGTGGAAGAGTTTATAGAGGGCTTGTCGGAATGGAATACAGTCATCCTCGATATACAAGATGATTTTGGTGGATTTGTTAGCGAAGTCAAAAGCGGTCTTGAAAGTCTGGGTGTCGAATTTGACGCAGTAACAGAAGCGGTATTTAGGTTCTTTGAGGCGTTAATATCAGGGGAACCTCTCAAAATAATAGGTTCTGGAATAAACTTCATAGCAAAGATGATAGATAACATGACGGGTCCTGGCTTTGGCGGTTTTGTGATAGATTGGGAAAACCTGAACCAATCAATAGAGGATGCCAGAACAAAGATTAAAGGGCTCACGAAGGATTTAGAAACTGCACGCGGTACACGCGGCATGGGTGCGATGGCAGTGGCAATTGAAGGGGAAATAGAGACACTGGAGAAAACAATCGTGATTCTTGAAGGCCGTTTAGCGGGAATAGACTTTGCCGAAGCCCTACGCCCAGGGTTAGAAAGTTCCTGGAACGAGTTGTGGCAATCCCTGTTTGACCCAGATTCAGTCATAGACCCATTGGAAAGTTTTGCGGATTCAGTAGATGAGATGATTTTCAATCAACTTGTTGAGATATTTACCAAAACCCCTGAGTTGATGGAACAGGCGAGAAAACTTGGCGAATACATCGCCTTTGCTCTCAATAACGGAATCATTTCGCAAACAGAAAAATATGAGATTGACCGATATAGAGCGCTCTTGGTCAAAGAATATGAGACAAATACTAAAAAATTGATGGTCGCAGTTGACGCCCTCGACCTACAAATCCGTGGAGTACAAAAGGATGCTACTGAGGATGCGGCAAAAAGTATTACCCAAAGCGCTGAAAAGATTGTCTCCGCGGGTGAGGAGTTTTCCAAAACGTTGCAATCCTCTTTGGGTTCTTCTTGGACAAATCTTTGGAAATCTATGTTCGGCCCCGATGCTGTGATTAAGCCGCTTGAGGATTTCGCCAATACTCTCGATGAAATGATTTTCCAACAATTAGTTGCGGTCTTTACTAAGTCTCCAGAGATTATTCAGCTTGCTAAAGACCTGGGCGAGTATATCGCTGCCGCTTTTCAAGATGGTATTGTTTCCGAATTGGAGAAGCAACGAATTGATGAATACCGAAAACAATTAGTTCAGGTATATGGTGAAAACACTGAAAAATTGATGACGGCGGTTGATATGTTGGATTTACAAGTTCGCCAATCACGCACCGCGCAACAAGATGCCATTGACTGGATGGAATTTACCAAAGTAGGGCTCTTGGGCACGCAGGCGCTTGATGATATTACTATGCGTGATATATTGATGAAACCACAGCAAGAATATTTTGACCAACTGGGCGCGGGGTATCCTAAGACAACCACAACTGCCACCCCCGACGCTGAATCACTGATGCTAAGTGGCAAGCCACCTCAAGTCTCTGACGTGGTAGAAACAAGGCCGGGGGTGACCTTTATTCAAAACAATCAATTTTCAGGCTTGGTAAACTTTGATAATCCTGAAGCAATGCGGGAGCTGGCGCGAAAGCTACAACCCTACACTGAGGAACTTCAGGAAAGATGGGTGAGTGGATAGGAGGAATCTCGAATTACGAATCTCGAATTACGAATTAAAAACAATTTGAAAACAAAGGTCTTTCAATTCGTATTTCGTAATTCGTAAATCGTAAATCGTAAATGGGACTACCGAAATTTGAAAAAAGAGATGGAACGGACCCTTATATCTGGGAGGAATATCCTTCGCTGCC